TACATTCAAGGGGGCTTTTACATCTGGTAAACAGCAACTTGAAACCCTGGGGCGCAGTATAAAACAACTAAATAGCACATCTGAGAATATCGGTGCATTTAAAGAATTGCGACAAAACACATTACAGGCACGTCAACAGTGGACAGCTGCAGAGGCCGAAGTAAAACGTTTGGCAAAAGAAATCCGAAATACGGACAAACCAAATAAAGAGCTGAACAACAGCTTTCGGAATGCAAAGAAAGATGCAGCGATAGCGAAATCTGCATACCAACAGAATAAGACATCTCTAAAAGAAATGTCTGCATCATTAAAAACGGCTGGTGTGGATACCAAGAATTTGACTCAGGAACAAAACCGTCTGGGAAATGCATTGGATATCTTGCGGAAAAGACAAACAGCATTAGCGGTAATCGAGGACAAACGTCAGGCCAACCTGTCCAAACGTTCGATGTATCGCTCTCAAATGATGGATGTTGTGGCTCTTGGAACATCTTTGTACGGTTTGATACGGCCTGCGGTTGCATTTGAAAGTGCAATGGCAGACGTTAAGAAAGTCGTAAACTTTGAAACGCCGCAACAGGTTCGAGATATGGAAAACGATATTAAAAACCTGTCTAAACGTATACCGCTTGCATTAGATGGGTTGGCTCAAATCGTTGCAGCTGGGGGGCAATTAGGTGTTCCTCGTGAAAACTTGGCCGAATTCGCAGAAACTGCATCAAAAATGTCAGTTGCGTTTGGTATTACCGCTGATGAGGCTGGGCAATCAATGGCCAAGATGTCTAACGTATTGCAAATGCCGATAGACCAAATGAGTAAAGTCGGCGACGTTATAAACCATATTTCAAATAATATTGCTGCAACCGCACCGGAAATCGTAGAGGTCAACCTTAGAGCTGGTGCTATGGCGAAATCCTTTGGGTTGGCATATAACGAAGTATCTGCGCTGGCTGGTACGTTTGTATCTTTGGGCAAAACACCTGAAATTGCCTCAACGGCTATCAACATGATGGCATCACGACTGAAACTTATACCGGTGTCATCTGGTGCAGCACGTCAGGCATTTGACCAATTGAATATATCCATGGCGGAATATACGGAAATGGTTGAATCCGGTCGAGGCAAAGATGCCTTGTTGACGGTATTGGAGGGTTTGAAAAACGTATCTGGCATCAAACGTTCACAGATAATGAAAGAGATGTTTGGTGAACAAGCAACCAGACATTTGAATTCATTGGTCGAGGGTTTGGATACATTAAAAAACAATCTGAAACTTGTAGCAAATGAGGAAGAGTATGCCAATAGTATGCACAAAGAATTTACAACCAGATCTGCCACAACGGAAAATAACCTGCAGTTGCTGAAAAATCAAATGGCAGTGTTGACCACCAATATAGGTTCAACATTGCTGCCTACGATCAATAGTGTGGTTGGCATTTTCGGTAAAGCTGCCTCCAGTTTGGCAGATTTTGCAGAAAAGCACCCAGTTCTGATCAAATATATCGGGCTGGCTGTAACAGGCATGATGTCACTCAAACTGGCTACATTTGCCCTGGGATATGGTTTCACATTTATCAAAGGCGGAATCCTATCGGCTATTGCGGTGTTCACAAAAATGAGAACCGCAATATCATTGATTCAGCTCGGATATGGGGGGCTGATCCCGATAATAAGATCGGTTGGTGCAGCCATTGTCAGTAATCCAATTGGCTTGATTATAACCGGAATAGCGGTTGGTGCTGCTTTGATAATCAAGTACTGGAAACCGATATCTGCATTTTTTAAGCGAATATTTGAACCTGTTGTCCAAGTGTTCAAAAACGTGTGGGATTGGATATCGAACATCTGGGGAAAAGCCAAGAACATATTCGGTGAAATCAAAGAATGGACCAAAGACAGCTGGCTTGGGAAAGCCTGGAATTGGGCGTTTGGTGAAACATCACAGGACAATCCACCGAAAATCGGACGGACAGTTGTTGAAAATGTGGAAACAAGCCCAGCGACAGAAATTACAAGATCAACCGTCACCAGCAATTCAACCCATACAAATGTATCTGTAAATGCCCCGATAACGATAAATGCATCATCTGGGGCCACAGCAGAACAAATAGCCCAAGAGGTATCTAGAGAATTGAATGCACGTGAACAGGCTGCACAGCGAAGACAACGGAGTGTAAACTATGACTAACCTGAACGCAGTTTTAGGTGTGAATATTATGATGATACTTGGTGACTACCGGTTCAGCATCGATAGTGCCGCATATCAAACATTTGCACATTCTATGGAATGCCGTTGGGAAGAGCTGAAACGAATTGGCAAAGAATCAGCAATGCAATTCCTTGGCAATAGTGCTGAGACCATCACGATGGATGGGACAATATATCCACAATATCGTGGTGGTATCGGTCAAATAGACCAAATGCGAGCCGAGGCTGCCCAAGGTATCCCGTTAATGCTTATCAGTGGAAACGGAACCGCATTTGGCCGTTGGTGCATTGTATCGGTAACTGAACATCAAGAAACGTTTCTTAAAGATGGCTCTCCACGAAAGCTGACATTTTCAATCACATTGAAAAAGTATGGGGAAGAAAAGGAAAACGGTAGCAAAGGGATTGTGGCATGATTTATACAACCAAAGACGGTGAAACACTGGATTATATCTGTTGGAAACATTATGGCAATTCACGAAACGTGGAAAAAGTCCTGAGTGTGAACCGGCATATTGCAGCGATGGATGCAGTACTAACCGCTGGAATCAAGATAACATTACCGGCATTTGAAGAGCCAAAGGCAACACAGAAAATCAAACTATGGCAGTAATATGCAACCAAAGTATCAGATCTTTGCAAATAATTTGGATATAACCCAGAAGATAAACGGCCGTTTGGTTTCGTTGGAAATATCTGATGAAATAGGATTGGTCTCAGATATGGCGACCATAGAACTAGATAATCGTGATTTTGCGCTGGCTGTACCATCATGTGGTGCCGAGATAGAAATATATCTTGGATATGAAACCATGTGCTCTATGGGACGGTTTATTGTTGATGAAATAGAACTAAAAAGCCCCCCGGAAACAATGGTTATTACTGCCAGGGCCAGTGATTCAATGATGAATGATATTGCTGAATTCAAAGCCCCACAGACTTATTCGTGGGACAAAGTAACAGTAGGTGAATTGGTGGATACTGTCGCTAATCGATATGGTCTGATCGCAGCTGTTGCCCAAACATATCAGAATATACTGGTTCAGCATATCGACCAGACCGAAGAAAGTGATTGCGCATTCATACAGCGATTGGCAGAAGATTATAGTGCCAGCATCAAGATTGCTGGCGGCAAATTACTGTTTTTGTCTCCGCTGTCTGGCAGATTACCGGATGGACAACCAATGCCAGCAGTAAAAGTTGGCAAGGATTTGTTGAGATATGATTTCAAGATAACTGAACGAGGAAAATATGGGGCCGTTATTGCTAAATACTATGATTTTAATGATGCAGAAGAAAAACAAACAAGGATCGGGGAAAAGTCCCCGATTTTTACTTTAAGGGATACGTATACAAATGAAAACTTGGCCAGGTATCGAGCAAAACAAAAATTGATAGAAATACAGGCCGGAACAGAAACTATGACGTTAGAAATCGTAGGTAATCCAGTAATGACCGCTGAATGCGTTGTGAATGTGTTCGGGGTTCCTGCCGAGGCTTCTGGTACATGGATTGTCAGATCGGCCCGACATAGTCTTGGATCATCTGGATACAAAACAACATTAGAACTGGCAAGGAGGCAGTCAATATGAGTAAGCAAGAACCCAAAGACGGCTTCAAGGTAAAACTTGATAGCTCGTTGCTCTACTGTCTAGCAGCCGCATTGGTAGGTTTCATAGTCAGGGTGGAATCTCACAGTGCGGCAATAGACACCCGGTTGCTACAACTGGAAAGGCGAACAGACACTTTAGAGGCAGACTTAAAATCAATTAAGGATAGTCTTTATGAAATCAAAGGTGATATGAAAATTTTAATAAAAGGAATCAAGAATGAGTAAACGTTTTTTGAAGTATTTGTATGACCTGTTTAGTGATCGTGCCGGATATCCATCAGCGAAAAGATTTGCTTGTGCGGTATTTGGTGTGACGGCAGTGATATTGGCTTTTTGCCATTATGGAGTGGATATTGTTGCAGTTTTTGTCGCAGCAACACTTGGTGAAAACATAGCAAGCATATTTGAAAAGGATAAATAATGAATAAACAAGAACCGAGAGGAATCAGAAACAATAACCCTGGAAACATAAAACATACAGGGATAGCGTGGCTAGGACTAGCAAATCCACCACATGATGGGACTTTTTGTGTGTTTATAGCACCCAAATATGGTTTGCGTGCATTGGCAAAGGTGCTTAGGAATTATAACAGATACTATGGAATCAGAACGATTTATGGGATCGTTAACCGTTTTGCCCCGTCAACCGAAAATCAAACAGAGGCGTATATCAAGTCTGTGGCTAACAGTACCGGATACGATCCGCATACCCAATTAGACCTTGAAGACGATAATGTCCTGATGAACCTAATGATGGCAATAATCAAACATGAAAACGGTAAACAGCCATACCTTCCAGAAGATATAAAGGCAGCAATCCAATGTTAAACACTTTGAAAAAGTATGCTTTAGCAATAGTGGCTGGGGCAATTGCGCTGGCTTATTTTTTAGGTATAAAAAGAGGCAAAAACAATGAAAAAGCACATCAAACTGATACACTTTTGGCGAACATACAAAGGGCTAATAAAGCTAGGGATAGTCTTGTTGATAATCCTGATGCTATTCGCCGGTTGCACAATAAATACCGGCGCAAATGACTTTTGTTATTTGTACCAGCCAATTTATGCGGACTATGAACAAGATACCCCGGAAACAGTGCAACAGATTGACCGAAACAACATAGTGTATGACGAATTATGTGTATAAATTAAAACCCACAGATTACTGTGGGTTTGCTTTTTTTAGTCAAGTGCCTTTAAATAATCATTCAACATATCTGTCAAAAGTCGACGGCGTTCAGTAATAAATTCTGGATATTTGTTTATATCCCACAGGGTTTGATCTGTTGGAATACAATGTTTTATGAAATTCTCTTCGCCATTCTTTTTAAGAACTTCAGGAAGATACACTGCCGGATCATCATTTTTGATCAAAACATTTGTGCGTTTTACAATAAATGTTTGATTTGCAATGTCGTTAATCTCATCTCTTTCATATTTGCCCTTAAGAAAATCTTGTGGGAATATATGATGAAATTCAATTTGATTACGATTTGCAACATTGGTCATACTAAGAACTTGTGGTGTATTCCAATCCAGTGCTCCATTGTGTCTCATTACGGTAAACATCGTCTTGAAAATACCACTAGCTGTATTTTTGTTTTCAAAATCTATTGGTTGGAAATCAAGTCTACCAAATTGCATTTTCAGATTATCTAACAAACCTTGCAGATTTCCATTCTTTATCACGGTTAAATCTTGATCCAAATATGTTTCGGACGAACCACGAGAATAACGACCTTTTGCATTAGCAACAAGGAACCATTTTTTTATCAATTTCGCTTCAGCTTCTGTCAAGATATTATTTTTTGTATGATACAGGAAAGATAAAGCAACTATAAAGTATGGCGATGACAAGGTTGCATCTGTTTCAAGCCCGAAAGTATTTTTCAATTCGTCCAATGCATGTTCTAACGCTTTTGTCGCTTTTGGCCAAGCACTCTCCAATTCATCTTTTGTTAAGGACGGAACCATTCTAAACTTTGATTGTGAGGTCATAATAGCAACTAAAGTTCTTACAACTATACCAGTGCTTATAGACCAACCATGTTTTTCACAAAAATCAACTTCTTTGTCAAATTTTATTAGTGCGCCTTCTTTTATTTCATTTTCCGTCTCTACCGTAGGCCATTTTGCAGTAATTTGTGCCAACGCTAAGTCAGAGCCTTTTAATTTTGTTCCTGCCGAATTTACTCTAACAAATATCTCAGTTACTTCTTCATATGTCATTGTTGCAGGTAATGTTTTAACCTGAAAATCATAGTTTTCGATATTTTTCAAATCACGAAAACGTTTCATATATTTCTTCAATAATTCTTTTGCTTCTGGTGTTTTTATGTCGCCATATCTTTCAATGATATCTTGTTCGTCTATTTTATTAGCAAAAACTCCAGAAACGGAAATCCAATTTTTTTGATTTTTGATCAGCGGATTTTCAACAACAAAAGCACGGCGTTTCATATCGTTTAAACGACTTTTGTTTTCTTCTTCATCAGATGTATTCTTTATTTCGTCATCATCTTCAAATTCTGTTTCGTTGTCGTCATCAGTGGCAACTTTTGTTTCTTCTATTGTATCCGGATGTTCTAAATTAAAATATATGTCGATTGGTCTTTTTCGGCCTCGTACTGTAACTGGCTCCCCACACAAAATTGCTTTTAATGAGGTTAAACGTTGTTGCCCATCCAATAAAAGATAATAGGATTCGTACTTTGTATTCTCCTGAGACACAGCAAAATCACGTGTTGGGATTTTTTGAGTGGTTTCCCATCTTAAAATTGTGCCAACGGGATATTTTCTGTATAAAGAATCAAGCAAATCCCTAACTTGTGTAGATTTCCAAACATACGCTCGTTGCATTTCAGGAAGTCGCATTCTGTTTGATTTAATTTCATCAATAAGGTTTCTAATTTCAGTCATTTAAAGCCTCCAAAAACTACTAACCTATAGATTATATATGAAATTTTCAAAAAATCTATTCAGTTTAATAAATTATTTCCTATACATGTTCCATAAATATTCAAACCTGTTAGAGTATTCTTTATTTGGTTG